ATAGTAGGAATTGCTACAGTTAAATATGGAACATTCATCTTACCTATATACATAGTTAGGGTTTAGGTAAACGGGTTAAAGTTATCATATGTATATAACTTAGGATGCCGCCAACAGATCATAATAAAAATCATTATATAGATTTATTATATAATGAGGGTTATAATGAAGGATTTTTTATGGGTATGATTCTAACAAGCACGACTTGTTTTCTAGGATTGCTTATACTTCATAGGAACATCTGTCCACATTAGTCCATTCGCTCCCATTTCCTCTGGATGAGATATGGGAACGGTTCGCGTAGCAACAACAGGTTTATACCGTTCTAGTAGTATATTTTCAACAATTCCTACCCATTTCTTAATTTTCTCATCTAACTCAGCATGTTTTGAGGCGGACGAATACCGTGGATAAAATGCAGTATATACTTCCCTTCCTTCCTTTGTAAAGATAATTTTGAAGTTTGATCTAGAAGCCATCCCGTCTGTATATAACATATCTGTGCCTGTAATCGGTTCGATTTTTACATTACATTCTAGATCTGAAATTAAATGCCTAAGAAGTAATTCTGCATCTTTCGCGTCAGTAAAACTAATACCCCTCGGCTCCATTTCTAGTGTAAACGATGTAGTATAAAATATGGGGCATTTTGTTTCATTTTTTATAGTATGTAAGCAGATGGCTGGAACTGGCCTTGAACAGCGAACAAGTATTCTACCCAAACCAAAGGTACCTGGAATATTAGGACCAGATTATAGTTATGCTGAAGCTGTAAAGCTTCCTGGGCAGGTTGGAGTATACGATGGAAATTCAATAGAGTCTGTTGTAGATTCTGTGAAAGCAGCCTCTTACTACATTGATACAATTGGATTTGGAGAACCTAGTAGTTCATTAAGTGCCGACAGGGGAGTTAAACCCCTTGGCGTAAATAGTTGGTTGCGAACTGGATTTACATGTAGTAACGGTGCGGATATGTGGATGTATATGGAAGGGATTCCAACAGGCAACGTATTTGGTTCTCGTATTAAAGACGGACTTGCTTCTGCTCGATTACCACAATTGCGCGGCCTTGCTCCTGGAATTATAGAAGATGTGCAAGATGCGCTCGATCCGAGGCCTCTTATGGGAGCAGTCTTTGGATCTGGATTTCCGCAGTGTCATCTCGAAAAAAAGCGGGTAGGAGATCAAGATGGTAATATATTTAAATTAGATTCGAGCGGAAATAAGATTTATTATATGGAAAATCCAGAAACCGTTAAGAAAGAAGCAGACGGATATTATTATCAATCGCGCTGGACAAAAAAGGCGGATTTGACGCAGGAACAATACAATTCTACACCAAAAAGGTATTGTCCAAATGGAACATTAATTGCCGCAAACGGCGGGAAATGCCCTACAACGGAAGGATTTGCATCCGAACAGAATCGCAAAATGAAGCAAGCTGTATTACTGGGAGTTGCTGCAGCAGGAATACTTTGCCTTATGTATTGTGTTAGACAGCGGTCTAAAAATTGACGTTTTATACCCATACATAGACTGTATAACTTTACACAATGAGTCAAAAGCGCATTCAAAAGGAGCTTGTAGACCTGCGCCGAGATGCTCCGTTGAATTGTTCTGCTGGACCTGCAGGCGACGATCTGTTTCGCTGGGAAGGAATTATTGTAGGGCCAGATGATACTCCATATGCGGGTGGTATATTTAACCTGAACATTATGTTTCCAGTAGATTATCCATTCAAGCCCCCGACCATTAGTTTTGCTACTCAGATTTATCATCCAAATATTAATCAGTCTGGCGCAATTTGCCTTGATATTCTTAAGAAGGAGTGGTCGCCTGCCCTTACGATATCAAAGGTGCTTCTAAGCGTTTGTTCACTTCTCAGTGATCCTAATCCCGATGATCCACTCATGCCTGATATTGCTAACCAATATAAGCTGGATAAGGAGGCATACAACTCAACAGCACGCTCTTGGACATTAAGGTATGCACAAAAATATTAATACAAAGGAGAATGGCCGATGTATTTATGATTCTTGTATGCGTTGTCCTATTAAGTTTAATTCTCGCAATTGCTGTAAAGCTTAGTGAAGCACACTCTACTCCGTATTCTACGGAAGGATTTGCGGATGCCGTTACTGCAGAGCAGGCATCCATGATGAATCCTAATATGCCCGTTTTAACTGGAAAATACGATCAAATTACAAATAATCAAAAACAAACAAACCCTCTCACCTCACAAATTATGGAGCGTGAACTGATTAATCCTCAGTTTGAAACATAGGTCTATCAGGGAGTTCGTCACTTACTACAACAGCAGGCTTCCTTTTTTTAGGACCTTCTATTGTAAGACTTCCATTTTTTACAGAATCTACATCTTTCCAAAAAGCATAAATGCTATCTACGGACGAAGTAAACCACTCCGTATCTCTATGGACCGTTGTTCGACGCATTTTATCCACCGTCCATGGATATGTTTCCACTGAAATCCATCCTTCTTCCTGAACTGGAGTTCCAGTATGGTATTGATATTTCATTTCCTCTGAATTTTTGTTAATATCAAGTGTAATCCACCCGCCCGCTTTAGTATCTGGCGAAGTTCCATTTTCAATAGACTCACCTTCTTTAAATTTCATCTCAACATATTCACATCGATCAATTCCACACACTTCCATTTGTATCTGCATCTGACACCAATAATCAAACGGTATCTCATTCGTAATACTACGCGAAGTTGGGCATTTTATTTCAACTAATGAGCCCTTTAATTCAGAAGGCCCTTCTGTAATAATTCCATCCGGACTAGCCGCCAAACAGGATATAGTTCTGTGGTATATTCTTCCCAAATCGGTAATTTTACAGTTCAATTCCTTTTCCAGGACAAGTTTAACCACCGGTTCATATCTAACACCCCAATCCATTGGACTTGTTTGCGATTTTAAGGTAGCAAGGCGCTTTGATGTATTTATTTGAGGAGAAACTTTGGAAAGGACTAGGGCATTTCGTGACTTAACACTGCGCCATAAAGCAGAAATTTCACTTGCGGTTAACAGTCGCGATTTTTGCGTATACCATTCATCGGTGCGCTGAGGCATTTGTTCGACCGTAAGTAACCACTCCCAGTTAGTAATAGGAGTTTTTTCTTGAACATCAACACATTCGAATGATGCTTTAAATAGGGTTTCGCGAAAACTTAGAATTGCCGTGGATAGTTCGTCTTCCTTCTCCCCAAAATCACAAATGTCTTCCTGATCGCCTTTCCATTCCTCCAGATATGACTGGTGGGATGGAAGTGGATTGATCGTTTCTAGCTCCGCGAAATATGAACATGCCGACTTGAACATTGCGGGTTTCCTTTACATGTGCTAGGGAAACTTTCATATTTATTCAGTCGCAGGCGTTTCCTTTGTTGCCGTACGTTTTGAATGAGGCTTCCTAAAGGTAAGACCCGCCTTTTTCTCGACAATTTGTGACAGTATTTTACCGTCAGCTGTCTTGTGATAGACAAGTCCGCGTATCTCTTGAATTTGTTCCGTGTCAATATCATACACAACGGTTGTTTTACTATTCAGAAGTTTCTTATCAAGGCTTCGATGTAATACATTTGTAAGATATTCAGTATCCTCGTCAGATAAATGTAATTTTTCCTTTTCAGCAGCAATAAATAGACTCAGGCGATTTAACCGCAGGCCTCGCTCTAAAAGATGCCAGCGGCGCTTGTATGCCTGGCTAGCATTTAAATTTAGAAAGTTTACAAGGCTAGTATTCATACCATATGAATCTACCTGGCTTACATCCTTTGCTACATCTAGGTTCTGAGGCGGATGATCGTTTGGTTCATCGGTTGCTCCACTTGCGCGGCGTGTTTTGTTCCGCGTCGTCTGCATCTATTATAATATAGTGCCCTCTCTTAAGACCTTCCATAAAGTATCCATGGAACCGAAAGTACCTATTTTTAATTCCTTTAACTCTTCCTCCCAGCCCCAATCATCGGACTCTCCATACATTGTATCTCCAACCCAGAAAAATGGACGCCACACATCATCCCCGCATGATGATGTTGTAAGCATATCATTCCATGTATAAAAATCGGGAATAGATGTTTTTGTTGTATCGACCTTATATAGAATTACATCTTTACGTTGAGTTGGAAGATATGTTCCATATATATTATTTCCTTCAAGATATTCCTTTATAATTTCTTGAGGATCCCTTGAAAGGGGCTCATCTACAGTCCATACTGCTTGCCCCTTTTTTGTCATAAAAACCCAGGCTGTCCATAATTTAAATCCAATTTTGGTTTCCTTTGGGGCCTCAATAAAAAAGGGGACAATAAACATTCTAGTATATACTTGACTGTGGGTTTATGCGAGCAAATCCCCATAATTCTTTCTATCTATAGAACAAATGCAACAGCAGGCCATACCTCCAAATTTTTCCAAGCAATTTTCTATTCGAAGTCGCAAGGAACCTAACGCAAAAGAAACAATTAATATACGTCACGTCGAACAGTGGCAGACAGATCCTCCCTCGTTTGATACCAGTATCGTATATAATGATACTGCAGCAATCGCTTCGCGACTACATAGAGAATCGCTTGATCGAAATGCGCCCTTTCAACTTCCAGGACAAGGTGATTCCGACCTTGTATCAAAAATTAATAAAGAAAGCCTTCAGCTTCTTGCACGCATACAGGCTCTTGATTCTCAATTACGTATTGTTCAGGATGCTAGAGAAATTTCACGAGTTTCTCAAGAATTACAGCGAGCAGAATGCGAATATGAGGGACTATTAAAAGCAAAAAAACAAGCATATTTGGAATCTATTGGATCAAACCCATATTTTGATAAATACGATGTTTCTTCGGATTCTAGAAATATAATTCGAGAACTTCGTGGAGTTGTTAATGAAGATGTAGAAGATCGTGGGGTAAATGAGTCAAAAAAGCTCCTAGGAAGAACTTTTGAAACACGTTGGGTTCCACAAGATACGATTGAATCAAGGGGGATGAACTCTTTAGAAGCATATGAATTAATGCGACCCATTTTAAATAAGATGAATGTTGTATATCGTAATTAATCAAACCTCATCTCAATTTCACAATCGTGTTTCTGAAGAATCTTCACAGGCGTTGTGGTATCACGCGTGTGAGTTTGACGCTTTCGTGTAGAGCCATCCGTGCTAGATGTAACAATGGATGGGACAGTCGATGTAGTAGTTGTGGTCGATACAGATACATTCCTGTTCTTATTTAAATCACGCATTGCTACATTCATTTCCTTTTCGATGGTCGGCTTGTGTCCCTTGATAAACGTTAAGATATCCTTCTCAATAGCCCAACGAAAAAAATTAAGCTTACCTACTGTCGTTAAAAACGACTCATGTCCCGGAACCTGAAACGATATCCTTTCCCGACGACAAAACGGATCAAACAGCTTCTTACTGTATGCTTTTAGTTGATTCTTGTAATCTGTATAAACAACAAACTCTTGCCCCTTTAAAATATAGGAAGTGCTATGTGCCTTTGAATAATTAGTTACAAACCAGTCAATTAGACGAAGACTTATATCACTTGTTCCTTTAAGGAGTTCCACAATCTCCTGTAAATCGGTCCGAGTTGAATAAAATCTCTGAAGACTTGTAATAACAAGTTCTTGTCTACAGGGTATCTTTCGACGTGTCTGAGAATCAACAGTGACCATTGGAGGAGTTTCCATTGCTGTTTGTATCATTCCCGGATTTCTTAGGCCTCCTCCTTAGTAGATGGGTGATAGTTTATTACAGGGACCCTCAACTCCAGTGGAAATGAAAGTCTTTCATGGAGGAGGATTAGATCAACCTAATATTCCCGTTCCCCTTACAAAATTTTATGGGGGTGGCGACAATGATGTGGTGTCAATTGACGACATAAAAGAGTTAACCTTTAGGGGAAAAACTCTTATGGAATATTCTAAAACTACGTATGGAAACACTATGCTTCAAGCTATGGGAAAATTAGGAACAAATACGGCAAATTGGGAAAAGGTTCTTAAGGGAGAAACTCCATATACAGGTCTTGTTATTCTTCGCCTTATAGATGATGGTAACGAAGGGGATGGTGGATTTACAAATATTAAGGGTGGTATTCAAGATCGTATTACACTTTCGGAAACAATTACAGGGGCTGGATTAGGTCTGGTCGAAACTAAAATACCAATTATTAAGATTCGCCTTCGCGATGATGGATCTGGCGTAAGCTCGGGAGAAAAGGATACATATTTGGATGAATTATATTTTTATGGAGAGGACGGTAAAGAATTAAAGAGTCTTCCTAATATCTCAAGAGGCGACAAAGACTTGAGTTTACATCTTCTTTTTTTTACAAACGCAATGAAACCAACAAAACTATTTTCAACACTTACACTTGAAGATACAGAAGAAGCGGAAGAAGAGGAAGAGGAAGAGGAAGATGAGGAAGGGGCAGAAGAGGAGCCTGGAGCGAATGCGGTGGCTACATCGCAGGATGATGTTGAAACTGTATTAAATAGTGAAGAATCTAATTCAAAACAGACTGTTCCACTAGAAGGTAAACAGGGAGAAGAATCAATTCCACTTATTCAAGTCGGGGAAAGTATATTTATACGTGATCCAGCGGATGAAAGGGTCAAGACACTTCTTTTTACAAAGGGGTCATTTGATCCAAATAAATTTACAAAGAGTGAATGGGGGGTGCTTTATAATGGATTATTAAGAGGTGATCCACAATCTGTATTAAATATGATTAAACAAGACCCTGAAGAGGCATATGAACATTTCTGGAAACATGTTGGAGAGAATGAAGATGATTTTTCTTTACGGTATGAAAAGGGCGGTGTAGATGCCCAAAAATATAGAGCAAAGATCCTTAGAATAATTCTTAAGAAGAAGGAAGCAATTCTAAAGCGTATTAGAAAGACTCTTAGAGATGAAGATGAAATAAGTTCCAGTGAAAATAAGGAAGGGGTAAAAGAGGAAGCATCAAAAGGCCCTACAGATGAGGAATCGAGAGAAAATCCAGTCCCCGTTGAAGGGCAAGGGGATGCCGGAGAGAATGTGAAACCTCTTGAAGAGGAAGGCGAGGAAGGGGAAGAGGAAGATGAGGAAGAAGAGGAAGAGGAGGATGAGGATGAGGATGAGGAGGAAGGGGAGGAAGATGAGGAAGAAGAGGAAGAGGAGGATGAGGATGAGGATGAGGAGGAAGAGGAGGAAGATGAGGAAGGGGAGGAAGAAGAAGAGGAGGAAGAAGTAAAAGGAAAAGGGAAGGACGACTTACCTTCAGGAAAGGGAAATCCCCTTCTGCAGGGGATGCTCGACCTATTTTCCAAAGCAACAGCAAATCTTAAACTCTTTGAAAAAATAGTAAAGAATAAACAAAAGCGTGGAGAAATTGTAAAATATTATACAAATCTAAAAGAAGAAATAGTCTTACGGAATACCGTAAAGGGCCTGTATAAGCCTCCTGTAAATTCACAAATCCAAATTAATATTGAAAAACTATTACTTTTTATCAATGATATATTACCGAAAGAGGAAGCAAAGGTTCAACGGCTAGTTATTTATGATCCTAAGAATAAAAATGTTATAGATCAATATTTAAGTGATCGTAGATCTTTCCTTGGTATTCTCGAGGAAACATTAATGCTTTTTAAAGCAAAGCGAGGAGGTTCTCGCAAACGACGGATACACCGTCCTATGGGAAAACGTAATACTCGTAAACGTTTAACGAAACTTGCGTAATGTTTCAAGGCCAAATAAAAGGAAAAGACCGCTTAAAATAAAAAGAGCAATTTCAGTATTAACATTCTCTCCACTCTGACATTCCATGCTCTCTAGACGAGCAAAAAGGGTATCAATCTTCTTCTGTAAAAGTATCTTATCATCATTGCTCATAGGTGTTTCACTTTGTTGAGCAATGGTATCATAATTCATAGGTGAAAATCCTTTCCATTGATTACTCGGCGTGACTGCTACGCCAGCCGCTTTTCCGAGGCCTGCCGCTTGAAAGCTTGCAAGAAAATCTGGCTGTAGTTTATATCCAGGATTATCTTCCAAATTTGGTGAAAAATTTGCGAAGGATTCTTCATTTTCGCCCCTCCCAAAATAATTGGATTGTATAGGACTGTTTCCCTTATTTGTCATTGATCCTTGCATTTTTTCTGGCGGAGGAGGCAAGGCAGCGGCAACTCGATCCGGATCCTTAGATTCATCTGGCCCCTTTAAAAAACTAAGTGCCGGACCCTTACATACTGCCGCCTTCTTTCGTTCTTCTTTTCGAGCAATCTTACCTGCCTTTTCCGTATTATCCGGAAATGCATCATTTAGCGAACAACCAGCCATACCAGCCATGTTCGCCTCTATAATTATATGTCAAAATCAAAGAATCCCGGCTACTTGTAGTTAGAATGACAAGTTCAATGGTAGGCGGTGCTAAGTTAAAAGAAGCCATTTTCACATGGTCAAAGCAATCGAACCATCTTTTCCTAAGTGTATTATCCTTTATTCTTATTGTATTAGCAACATTTACAGATAAGGTTCCTCATACTATTTTAAAGCAATCATCATCGTTGACGGGAAGACTTTTACTTGTTACAATTCTATTTATCTTATATTCACTCTGCGGGGAAATCCCAGCAATCCTTTTTGGTATTGTAATTGCCCTTTTATGGGCAAATAAGCCACTTGGAGGATCCATAGAAGGATTCTGGGATGGTGTAAAAACAACGTATATTAGCCAAGGGGCGCATAAATGGTTTATTGAAAAGGTGCTGCGAGAGAATCCCCTAGAAATTAAGGAAGATAGAGTTTCTACACAGCCAGTTCAAGATCTAAATACTACAAGGCTCGGAGTATTATCAGGTTCTGAATCAGCAATGGGGAGAAGTACTCGATAAACAGTGTTTTAGATAAATATTAAGTTGTGATAGATGGGTGTAGAACCAGAAACTCTTATGGAAAATGCCCTTATACTAGTCCTTGTTCTATGGTGCTGGATCATAGGAACTCATTTAGAATCCCCATATCCTTCTTCTTTGGTTGAAGCATTTGCGATTCCATTAACACGTATTGGTCTTTTATCTATAGTTATCCTTGCGTCGGTATGGTCGCCTAAGGTAGGAATTTTAGCTGCCCTTGCGTTTTGTTCTTTAGGGGCAGATGTGCTCTTTTTTGGAAAACCATTGCCGTATTCGCATATGTCATTAGAGTAGATGAGCCTTCCGGCTGCCGTAGCATCTTTACCAGCAATGGCAACAATAAATCCAATTGACGCATTGATGGCTAGTATTAACACAAACCCATATTTTATTGGGATTATGATGGTCCTTTTAAATATAGGAGGTAGATTTCTATCCTTAGAAATAACTAAGGAACAAGAGAAATTCTTAAGTCAACCTGTTGTTAGACGTTTCCTGTTATTTGCGATTCTATTTATAGGAACCCGCAATATACTTGTTGCTGCATGTTTAACAATAATACTGATACTTTTAATCGGATATCTATTTAATGAAAATTCAGAATTATGTGTGTGGCACAGTTGTGCATATAAACCCCCGCCCGCTCAAAAACAAGTTCCGTCCGCACTTACCCCAGAGGAACAAATGATATATAAACGTCTGCATGATAAACAAATTGCCGAACAAGAAAAATCTACGGAGGCAGACCCTGTATCCGAAGAACCTTCTGCATATAATTATTACATTTCTGCTATTCACCAACTTACACGTTCAGGCTAAATGTTGATCCTATAGGTGGCTGAGCACGCTTTCTTCTCCTTGCAGATGCTCCAGTTGCGCCCGTTCCAACAGAATCTGCCTGACTTTGCGCATCAAAACTTACAACAGAAGCTGCTCCAGTAGCAGCTGCTACTGCAGGTTGAGTCGCAAATCCTCCCGCCGGCTGAAAGGAATTCGTTTCTGCTGCCTCCGCACGCCTTACTTCCTCAAACGTCTTTAAAATATCATCTACTCCACTTGGGCCGGTCATTTCCCTGCGAGCAGTCTGTCGAGGAGCCTGAGGCTGCTGGAGAGGAATTTGCTGCTGAGAGGGGGGTGCAGCTGAAGAAGAGAAGAATGCTCCCGTCTGAGCCATAGAAGGCACCTGAGGAGAGGATACAAAAGGTCCCATTCCAGAAGGCATGGGTCCAGGAGGTGCCCTAGCCTCCTCAGGTCCCTGATTCATCGCCATTCCCATGAAATTTCCAAACCCGGGACCGGCCTGTGCCGCCGCCGCTGCCGCCATTTGCTTCGCTAACTCTGGATTCCTGCGTAATACATCGTCCATGCTAGGCATCTTTGACTTAAAAAATGTATTACTTACATGACACATAAACCCGCTTCCTCCGATCGCCATAATTAGACGCATTTCCGGTGACATCTTCCCACGATCCTTGTATTTATCATATAACTCCTCGAAGATTTCATCAAAATCATCAATATTCTCATGTGCAGATTCAGACCAGCCATCGAGCTTTAAATCAAAGGGATCAAAGCGCCCATTTAGCCATTCAAGCCCGGTAATTCCTCCAATTAACATCTGGCGCTGAAACTTAATACTTGTTTCTAACTGACGAGCATCTACAAGCCGAAAATACTCGGCTTTAATTTCCTCTAAATTATTATCCATTGTAAACTTGCGAGATACTGGAAATCCCTTTGCTTCCAAGCGCTGAAGCTTATTTAAATAATCAGACTTCTCCTTCTTTTCCTGCTCAGGATCCCTGGCGGAAGCGAGCTGAACACCAGATGTAGTTGAGCTCTGCGCATTTCCGAAAAGATTTCCGAACATACCACCTCCCTGAGATTCCGCCGGCTGCTTTGTGAAATTAACTTCAAGAGGCTTTCCTCCGAAATCTCCCATATCAATGGGCATCGCATCGGTTGGGCCACCGAAGGATAAGTTCTCAAGGGGCTCAAGAGGAGTTACCTCTATTCCACCAAGGCTGTTGGAAGGAGGCTGTGTAAAAATATTCATAGGCTCATTCCTCTGAGTTTGAGCAGAAGAATATGAAGAAGGAATATTTATTGTTTTGGGAGGATCCTGGGAAAAACTTACGCCCCCACTGCCTCCACTACCGCTGCCTCCACTGCCGCCGCCCCCATTCCCTGTAAACTTAGTAGGATTGGAAATTAAAGAAAGTCCGAGGTCATCCCCTAAATCGCTGGTGTTTAAATCTCCCAGATCGATCATTGTGCCTAGTCCTCCTCCTGACCGGGAACTTCCACCAAGTGCTACCCGTTCCATTTCTGCAATAGATACACCGTTCATCTCCTTCTTCGTTATAACGTGCTATTTAGGTTAGTCACTTTGCCGCGGCATCGACCACCATGCAAAAACAATCCGCTAAATCACTTCGCTTCTTTTGTTTAAGAAACCATTCACTATGGACAGAGTATGCCGGATTAGATTTAAAAATAGTAGTAACTCTTAATTCAGAAGCATCTTTACGTTCCTTATACCCCTTATCACCCTTTGTGGTTACTTCGTTTGTTTTGCGCGAAGCATGCACTAATCCTACCTTAGGAGGACCTTCAAGCAGATCTCTCAGCGTTGCGAATAACATCATTTGAACAGATTTCATTACAGGATTTTTATAGGCGGGTTGATTTTCCAAATAAATGTGAGAACAAGATGAAAAAAGTAGTTTATTTCTTGCGACAACCTCTTTAATTCCATCGTGAATTGCTTCCAAATCAAATGATTTTACCTTTGCCGCCTTTTCTTTTGGAAAACAGAATTTTTCCTTTAAAAATCGAATACATGCTTCCTTTGTCTTTGATTGTTCTTGTGTGGCGCCGGAAGACTTTGATATTTCTTTCAAGACTTGGACTTTTGGAAGCGTTCGAAGTAAAGTTCCTGAACCATCGCGTAAAGCCGGCGTTAAAGGCGGACAATGATGAACACAATATAAGGTATTTCCTTTTTGGTAAGAAGCCTTCTTTTTACACGTTTCGCATTTCGAGTTGGAAATCTCCTCTTCAGCAGTAGTGCCAGTTAGGAGATTTTCATTGGCCCATCCACATACTTCAATAAAATTTCCGCTTACATCTCCACAACACCACGCCAAATTTTTAATTCCAATATCAAAAGCAAGAATTCTTCGTTTAGATTCCATATGATCCTCTATGAGGTTCTCTTCTTTCTTAGTTTAGCCCCCCCTGTTTGATTTGGCTGCCCAGCCCCAGCCCCAGGCGCGGGCGCAGCAGGGGTAGACGAAGCTTGTTTACTTTTAAATACTGACGCAATTCGCTGACGATAATTATATACAACTGTTCCAACAATAAGTGCTATACCGCTTCCTATATACTCCATTCTTCTTTATGAAAAGATTCCCCTTACTGTATTTCGCCCACCCATATATTCAGTTGTACGTATCGGCTTTGCTGGAATATTTCTTGTTGGGTGTGATTTAGAAAATGTTCCGAATAATTCTACAGTGGAATTGTCGATACGTTCCGTTCCAAGCCCCATGGGGTCACCCTGTTTGACCATACATTGGTATTCATCGCATTTAACGTATCTAGCAGGAGGCATATCAACCACAGAATTGTAAGAAAGTCCTGCTCCTGATTGTTCCGCATGGCGTTTCCTGGATTGTTCAATAATATTAGAAGCATGTTTCTGTAAAAATTGTTTTGTAGCATATTGAAATCCTGTAGGTATATTTCCTTCACATTTAGACCGATAATCAGTTACAAGTCGCCCATCATACATGGGGGCTGCCCAACCGGGATATCTTGAATCCTGTGTTGGAAGCGTTTGCTTTTTAGGCACACTTACCTTCTTTGCTTGAACTTCTACCGCATATAAATCTGGTGTTGTAAAAAACCATGGGGTTTGAGGCTTTCTATATCCTTCGCTGTCCATCTATACGGAGGTAATAGAAATATAATGATATGCTTCTTTCTATCATTGTAATAAGGATATTATAGGTGCTAGTTTTGCAACTATAATATTCTGTATACTCAAATACTATTTATTTTAGTTCTTTTTCGCCTTGCGAGTGGCTGCCTTCTTGGCCTTGCCCTTACGGCTCGATACCTTCTTACCCTTGGCCTTGCGAGTGGATACCTTCTTACCCTTGGCCTTGCGAGTGGATGCCTTCTTGCCCTTGGCCTTGCGCTTAGCCTTTTTTCCCTTACCACCTTCCATGGGCAGTTCCTCCTCTTTTGCAGCTTCCATACCTTCCCCTTCCATGCCTTCCTCTTCCTCGGATTCCTCTTCCTCTGATTCCTCTTCCTCGGATTCCATATCATCCGCTTCCACGGTAAATTCCTGCCCCTGTTCTTCACCAGCTTCTTCCGCTTCGCGGCGAAGATTTGAATTACGTGCTGCATTTGCAGCAGCAACTTTCGCAGCGGCATTATTACGGACCTGTGCTGCAGGGCCTGCAGGTTCTGTGCTGGGAGATGTCGGGTCAAATGGCCACATTGAACTCATCCTCTTTCTATTAATGCCCCTTATTTTACGCAGGTGTTGCCTCAGCAAGTGTCACAGAAAATCCCTGAGTTCCAGAATCTCCTCCCTCGGGCTCGCCGGGAGTTTCAAGATTACGTAAAGAATCAATTAAATCCTTCTTCTTTACACTGTGAACCGCCAGCCCCTTCTGGCGACCAAGCACCTGAAGTTCCTTTAAACTCATAGATTCATAATTCGCATCCATCTTACGAGGCTCTTCACGGCCCTCTACCGGTGCTGCCGGCATCTCCTTCAGCATCTCAGCATACTTCTCCTCGTCCATTGTGGTATCAACCTCGTCATCACTGAGCGGTGTAGCCGAAGATACCGGTTCTACAAATTCAGGCCCAAGCATATCAGCACCGGACATAGATGCCTCAGTGCTCATCTTTAAGGAAAGAAGCAGATTCTCCAGTAATCCAACACGCTTTTCATTCTGCGTCATACGACTGTATAAATAAAAAGTAACCGCCCCAAAAATCATAGTAAGAAGAATTCCCACTGTTACGGAATCATTCAGGACACTCGCCATTTTCTCTGGTCGGAAGCAAGATAAGCTTTTTCCCAAACAAGCCGCGTAGTAATTCCGCATGAAAATTATCCCAGTTAATTCGTAATATCGACTTTGCCCTATATAAACTATAAAATATTGTGTTGTTTTAATAGTAAATCAACACTACTCACTTCACATATACCATCTTTAAGTTTATATGAAAATTCTAATTCACCATTATTATGTGTAGCGGCAACACACAATGCTTTTACATGCTGCGGAGCATTTCTAGCTAAACTGTATACATGAGTACTTATTACACTAATACAATTTGTTTTCTGCCATAGACTCTTACAGAATAATTCACTTGTTCGTATTGCATCTGGAGGATTTGTACTATGGAATAATTCATCATATAATACAATTCCATTTCCACCAGACGTTTTCCTTAAAATAGATGATGCAAATGATACTTCGCGCTCAAACATACTTAATGATCCAGGAAAATCATCTAGGCGCATACCATCCGCAATCCAAGATAGATAAGAAACCTGTGCCTTTTTAGCAAATGCTGCACCAAATACATGTGCCGTCATAGCATTTAATAACACTCCCCTCATACAACTTGATTTCCCCCCACGATTAGGTCCAGTGACAATAGCATGAGATGGTCTTCCCTTTGCTCCTAGACAAATAGAAGACAAAATTCGTTTATCCATTGGGATAGAAGGATCGCCAAAATCATGTAAAACTAAGATTGGCTTTTTGGAATCAATAAATGTTACAGGGACTGTATCTGATCGTGCAGCAAGTAAAAATAATCCCTCGAACCGTCCTAGACTTCTACACATATGTATTAACCAATATGGCGTATCACGCACAAAGGCAAATGCTTGCCTTATATCAGAAGGACACATCGTGATCCACTCTAAAAACCAAACAGGAAGCCACTGTTTCCAGTGTGTATATAATAGAACAGATTCCTTTTTTAGTTTTAATACAGAAGCTCCTAATGCTAAGCAATCCGAATCTAATTTCATAAAATGCTTTGCTTGTTGAATAGGTTGCCACAGCGCTTGCCCCAAGGTAAATAGTGTCCAGCCATTTTGAAGAAGTTGTTTTATACGTGTTGCAGCATCAATAGGAGGTTCTTCATAAGGCTGCATTAATTCTTCAGGAGTTCTTGGTATAGGACGACCATTCCACATACGCCACAGAAGATTCATATAATCCGTAAATTCAATTGGAATATTATAGACTATACGTAAAAAAATATACGGAAGTATCCAAGATAAAAGAGGCAACATAATACTCGCGGCAGGAACAATATACGACTTAAATAATGATACACATACAAGGGCGTAGGGTATATAATTTATTTCAGACCAGGGAATTCCTTCAAATAACACTTGGGAGTAACCTTCCTTTTCAACATCAGATGTTTCCCTTAACAATGGTTCCAAGGAATCTAGCGTCTTGTGTATGCTAAGTAATCGACCACGAGTATCTTCCGCCGAGCTACCTTCTTCAGAAAGCTTATCCTTCAATGCCTTAAATGAATTCGAACGGGCCATACATGCCTTTAGTGAACTTGGCCAACGCGTAAAAGCTTCGGAGATTTGTTCATTTGTAAAAGTATTTGAACTTCCTATTATTTTTTTAAGGTAAGTATCCATTCTAACTAATTGAAAAACAAGCTTGGTCGAAAAGTTCCGCGAACCATACATAAAATTGAATTTCTGTTGGTTAAAGGAAAAATACTACCTACCTACAATGGAAAAATCAGCAGGGCCCGTGTCATACGCCGCAATTGCAGCAATCCCTGCAGTTATTCCGAATGAATCAGATGATATTATGACAATGCTAAAAAAGGTTACAACTCCACCGGAAGCACTTCGTCTTCTTATTGAGAGTCTAAGGAGTGAGATGGAGATTCCGCAGGTAGCTGGCGGATTTCGAGGTTCTGCCGTGACTGGGCCCACCCCAGGGCGCATGGGAGCACCAGGGGTCACAGCGCCGATTCGCTCATTTGATTCATCTGTAAAGCCTGGGAATGCGTGGAGATCAAAATTTTCAGGAAAGACTGGAGATTCCCAATGGTCCGCAAAGCCATCGGCAGAAGTTCAGAGTCAGCCACGGCCTGCACCAATTCATCGTCCTGCAGGGAGATATCAGAGTAAGTTTACATCTGGGAATGAGGATAATCTTGATGGAAAGATTCTGAATTCAATTATCGGTAATAAACTTAATGCTTTTACGGCAGTTAATTATAATGATACCCGCGACTTTATATATCAAATTATGGACAGTGGTGAAACTTCCTTTATTCGAGATTTTGTAGAGAAGGTATTTGCTAAAGCAACAACAGAGGAACTCTTTTGTGGTCTTTTCGCAAAATTGCTTGCTGAGATTGCTAAGAAATACACAATAATGTATGAGGAGATGAAGAATTATCATACAAAGTTTATGGAGATTTTCGACAATATTAACGAGGATGTCAATGAGGATATGTCTACGCAAATTAAAAATAAGCAGTATCGAATGGGCTACGGGCATTTCCTTTCCGAGCTTGCAGGGCAAAATGCGCTTGAGAAGAGCCAGCTTATTAGCATGATTGACAAGGTCATTGTATCTATATCTGCTTTAAATACGGTAGATGGAAAGACAAAGACTGTGGAAGAGTTAATTGATTGCCTTAATCGCCTTATAAAGAGTTTGAAGACAAAATCGAATGAGTTCTTTATCTCTGTTAAGGCTGATATCATGAGTTCTTTACAGGAGAAACTTACAGAGATGATTGATAAGAAGAGCGGTGTGATGCGTCCTAGTTTGAGTTCAAAGGGCCGGTTTGGATTAATGGATCTCCACGATTTAATTGTAAATGAGTAATAGAAATGCCTAGCACACGTTCTACGCGTCGCGGTAAGAAGTCTGGCCTCCGTCTGTTTCAGCGTGCGTATTCTCCTGTATATCACTTACTTGAGGCCACCCGCAATGTAGGTAAGTCAGCATTTTCTAGATCCGGCAAAATCGTAGACAGTGTATTAGGATTTGGACAGAATACCGGCGTAGCAGTAACTCGCGGCATGAATCGTGCTGTAAATGGCCTTGTCCGCGGAAAGACGCGCAAGGCAAGCAAATCTCGCAAGGCGAATAAATCCCGCAATAGTCGTAAATAATTAAAATAACAAGTTTTATAGTATTTTTTACATATTTCCATCATGAAATATGTAAAAAAAGTTGAAACATAACCTTTGCGTCGGTTGATTCACAGTTTACAAATGCCCACAAGCCCTAGAATGCCCCAGCCGCCCTCCAAGAATTCAAAGGGTAATTCAAAATCCAAGAAGCGGGGTGGCCCGAAGGATAAGGATGACGTAGATGACCGCGGAAATGTTCCCGACCTTATTGATTACGAATATTCTTCCGATGCGGATGATACCTATTCCGACAATAGTTTAACTAAGTCTGAAAAGCTTCGTTTGAAAAAGTCTGGAAAGCTCCCCGAACGGCTAAAGTCACAGTTATCTGGAGGTCGTGTAAAGCGTGCCGCTGCTATTAAGGCGAGTGAAGCAATTCGCGCTAAGTTGGAGAAGGAGGCAAAAAGCTCTCCGACATCTGAACGCAATGAGCGTGCCTTTGCCCCCCCTTCCAATCCTAGAAAACACAAGGGATTTCTATCATCATTTACTGCTAAAAAGAAGAAGATTGTTGAGGAAACCGACGAAGAGGACGGAGAAACCCTTGGATCTCAAGATACTGATGAGGACGATGATGAGGATGAGGACGAGGAGGATGAGGACGAGGAGGAGGATGACGATGATGAGGACGAGGATGAGGAGGACGAGGATGAGTATGATGACGAGGATGAGGAGGACGAGGATGAGGATTATGATGAGAAAGCAGAGGGCGAGTCTGGATCTAAATTTAAGGGTATTTCCATTTCCTTTGGCGGTCTTGGCGGAGAGGCAGAGGATGATCAGCGCATGGTTCCCCGCCGTCACAATATGAAGAAGGAGAGTGCTGATGTGAAAAAGTTTGTAAAGCTTGTAACAAAGCCAGTTGAAACCGATACAATCGATGATCAGATTGACCAGTTTAAGGGTCTTACCGAGGAGAAGCGTATTTGTATGATTGAGGCCCTAGAGAAGCGTTCTGAGTATGCTAAAAAGGAGCAACCTCTTATGTTCAAACTTCTTCAAATGAAGTTGAAGCCCGATATGGTTGCGATGGTAATGGCTCGCTATAATGCGATGATGCACCTTGACCAGTCGAGTGGCGAGTATTATAAGCTCCGTGCTTGGATGGAGAAGCTTGTTAGCATGCCCCTTGGAATTTATAAGGAGATGCCCGTAAGCCTAACAACATCTCCAGAGGCATGTGCTCCCTTCATGGAGAAGGCTAGGAAGTATCTTGACGAGGCAATTTATGGGCAGGATGACGCTAAGCTTCAAATTATGCAGTTTATCGCAAGCAAGATTGCAAACCCTACTGCTAATGGCCTTTCCCTTATGTTGGTAGGACCTCCTGGTATTGGTAAGACTTGCTTGATTAAGAATGGTATTGCAAAGGCGCTTGAGTGGCCCTTTCAGTTTATTAGTCTGGGTGGAGATAGTGATTCTAGCACCTATACCGGACACCAATTTGTATATGAGGGAAGCCATTGTGGTAAGATCGCAAACTGCGTTGCGCAAGCAAAGTCAATGTCAATGGTTCTGATGTTTGATGAGCTTGATAAGGTAAGTGCTACTCCCAAGGGAGAGGAGATTCAGAATCTCCTTGTTCACCTTACAGATTCTGTTCAGAACTCTGAGTTTGAGGACAAGTATCTAACGGGAATCCCGTTGGATATGAGCCGTGCTATGTTTGTCTTTAGCGCAAATGACATTGGAAAGGTCGATCGTATTCTTCTTGACCGTATGGTAGTTATTACATTGGCCGGATATCAGTCAAAGGACAAGATTAATATTGCGGAGAAGTTCCTTCTTCCTTCCGCACTAAAGGAGGTAAATCTCAGCGAGAAAGTATGTATTACACGTGATATTCTTCAGCACATTCTGGAGAATTATGCTGCCGAGGAAACGGGTGTGCGCGAGCTGAAGCGTTGTATTGAACAAATTGTTCAGCGCGTTAACATGCTCCGCATGTTTAATGTGAAGGAACTTCCCTTTCACATTCCTGGATTCTCCCTTCCCTTTGTCTTAAAGAAGGAGCACGTCGATTTGTTCCTGAAGAAACGTTCGCTGGGAGAAAAGGTTCCTTATGGAATGTATACCTAAGTTAGTTCCGCAAATTTAATCAAATTCCATATCTCCATTTAAAATTGTATCAATTATACTTTTTTTATCTTGTTGTGGTTTTTGAGAAATAACAAGAGTAGTTTCTTGTTTTGGACTTTTTGATAAAGAAGGTATGACTACCTTCTCTGGGGCCGCTGAAGGAATTGCTGGAGCAAATAGCCGATCTTGTTCTTCTCTTTTTCTAAGAAATGCTGAAAATTCGGCGCTATTTGTGCAAGATTCGGAGGAAGTTGTTGTACTTCCCCCGCATCTTCCTCCCGTCTTGTATTTGTTCATTTGGCACTTTGACATTCTAACTGTTGTTTAGAATGCGAAAGACTTTGGGGCAACTTCTTATGCTTATTGCGTTTTTAGCAGTAGCCCTTTTGGCTGTTTTTTCCTTAAAAAGATCACCCCACCCTATTCCAACGGAATCGTTTACAGGAAGCGCCCCTCTAAGGGCTGATCAATGTAGATGCCTTCCAGGATTTATTCCTTCCAAAGATACTTCCGGTGTATATACATGTAAAAACCTTATAGATTCTACAATAAGTAAAAAGTGTTATTAGATGGGTCTAGAAAATATAAGCAGGTATGTTCATAAACTTGCGATTATTCTTGTGATTATCGGAGCAATTAATTGGCTCTTAGTCGGCGCGTTTGGATATAATTTAGTTGGAAAACTCTTTGGCGCAAGATCCATTACAACCCGTGCCGTATATTTACTTGTCGGACTTGCGGCCATTACAATAATGTTTCATCGCGATACATACCTACCGTTTTTAGGAGAAACTGTTCTTCCCTGTTCAGCACTTCCGGAACAAATCCCCGAAGGCGCCGATACACATATTCAGGTAAAGGTTACTCCTCATTCTAAGGTATTATACTGGGCGGCAGAACCGGGCACAGAGGGGATGAAAAAACTGAATGACTGGCGCCAAGCATACACGAAGTTCATGAATGTTGGAGTGATAAAATCTGATTCAACTGGTGTTGCGACACTCTATGTGCGTAATCCTCAGCCTTACACTGTTCCTTGGATGGGACGCCTTGAACCTCATGTTCATTTCCGTGTATGTTCTGATAATGGAATGATGGGTAGTATTAATACCGTATATATGTCAAGTGGAAATGTAGAAAAATTTGTTAATATCTAACGGCTTATTTTCCACAAAGAAAAATTGCATATTTCATTCACAAACTGAACGTCAGTGTGTGAATAGATTCATGAGTATAGAAATAGTTACGATTTTATACGCCTATACATAATAATATAGACACTGGGATCAAGCGGCATTGGTGCCGCAATGGGATGAGTATTTTCATCATCGTAAATATTCCACTGACCCGTAACAGGATGCTTTGCTCGGGCTGTATAATGTCCGCCACCTGCCGGCCCATGATGGTGAACTGTCGCGAAAAGCTCATACATATGAGAACGGCTCGGTTCAATTGATTTCTCATAGAATATAGAATCAAATGACATCTGAAGAGGAATATCAACTGGTGTATTTATACGCTGACCGCGATTTGTAAAACGCTTCAGATTCAATATAACCCACGAGCCGAGCCGCCAAACAGATCGTGAAACGGACGCCTTTGTTCGTTTATGCTCGGTAGAACTACATGCTCCCCCGCAAACATAATCATCGAGGGAATCTCCTTTACCATCCGCAAGAAGAAGATTAATAAGTTTAAGAGGTTCCTCCTGGGG